CTACCAAGGCTTCCGGGTCTCCTCGGATTCGATCAGGATCATGTCGTCCTCCTTGAGGGCGGGGGTGTCGTTGCGGTGGTTGTCGCGGGCGGGGTCGTAATCGTTGTGCCACTGTTCGACGATGGGGTTCGGGGGGAGGTAGGGGCGCCACCAGCCGTGGTCCTCGAGCACGGCGACGACGGCGGGGTCGGCCCATTCGTCGGTGTCGACGGCGTTTCCCCCGTCCGTGTCGGACCGGTAGACGTGGTTGGAGACGTCGGGGTGCGCGACGGAGTAGGGGTATTGGCCGGCCTGGCGGAGCGCGTACAGATCGGCCTGTTCGTCGTAGTCGACAGAGGTGCGGCTGGTTTGCAGTTCCCGACCAATTTCAGCCTCGACGCGCCGCCACGATGCCGCCGCATCCGGTCGAAATGAGACGCCAGGGCGAATCTCTTCAAGTGCCATTTCTCCCCCTCCGTTACGCCAGAGGAATCGGGACGGTGAAGGCGATACGCCCCGCCGTCCGACTCGAGGTCGGCTGGTTCGCTTTCACCAGCCCGCCAGACTCGATGACCAACTGGAACAGCGACGAGGGTGATGGCGACGCGGAGACCATGGCGTGATACTCATGGTCTGGTCGCGCCCCCACTGGAAGGGTGAGAATCGTCTGCCCGTGCGACAACGCCCCAGACGACAATGACCAGTCGATCGTCCCCAGAAGCCATCCGTCCCTCGTGTACAGCTCGTTGTTCGAGAGCGTGACACTAGACCCAGCCACCGGCACGACCGAGCCGGGCGACGTCGCAGGTACCCATGTGATCACCCACCCGGACCCGTCGTACAGCTCGAGGGCATCGGCTGTGGTGTTGTACACCTTGAGCCCTTCGTACAGTTCGTCGCCGGAGATCGCGTCCCGTTCGGTCTCGGTGACCGGGCCACGATAGTTTCCGACCCGTCCGATCAGCTCGACCAGCTTGTTGAAGTCGGCCGCGGTCGACGGGGTGGTGTTGAAGACGCCGAGGCCGCGAGGCCCCCCGGATGCGGTGTATCCCATCGGGTTCTCCTATGTCTCGTACGTGACGCGAAGGCGCCCCGAGTTTCCGCCGTGCTGAGGATCTTGCGTACCCGGCCAGATGTTCCACCCGCCGAGGTCGAATCCGAGACCGCCCACGTTCGACTTGAGGTGGTCGATCAGGGATGTCGGGATCTCCGTCCACCCGGACGTTCCCGAGAGGGTGGACGTTGCGCTGATCGTCGGCGCGCCGGCAGGTTTCGACGCATACGGGTGCCGACCGAACGGGCGCGTTCCCGTCAGCCGCTCCGGGGGAGGCAGGTAGATCTCCGCCTTGATGATGTCCGCCGACGAGGGCACGGTGTCTCTGATTTTCGTCCCGTAGAACCATGCGCCGTAGTTGTTCGCGGAGGACCACACGTCGTTGATGCGCCACCCATACCCGGGCTGGTACGACCCCGAGTCGATCGCTGCGAAGGTCTTCGTGACCCGCTCTCCCGACCCGCCGGGCGCCGTCGGGACCTCCTGGGCTGACGGGCTCGTCGACTTCAGGCCGACGATATGGCACCCGTTGCCCCACATGAGCTTGACCTGGTCCGACGCCGAGAATGACGCACCGGAGTTGTACGTTGCCTGCACCTCGCCGACATCCGTCGACACTGTGGCGATACCGGAGCTCGTCGAGACAATCTCCCCGTCAGCGGGCTTCGGGACCGTCGGTCCGAGCATGTACGCGACACCATCGATCACGGCGACCCACACGGTCTCGTTGATCTCGGGACGGTAGGAGGTCGTCGAGTGTGCTGGCACCCGTCCGCCATCAAAGTCGACCACAGCGCGGAGACCGTCGAGCCCCCGATACTGCCCTGCGAGCAGTTGCACCTTCGACTTGCCGTCGAATAGCGCAAGCGTCACGTCGGCGTCGTCAGCCATTCAGGCCTCCCCAGCGATCTCGACCGTCAGGTCTTGCGTGCGTGCCATGCCACGGTTGATCGTCGCGACCCTGCCCAGCAGGGTCCGATTCGGGCGTTCGATCGTGACCACGTCACCTCGTTCTCGAAGCGGATTGAACACCTCGGTCACCGGGAGGATCTGCGCGCGCGGTGTCGACACCTGCGACAGCGTTGACGCCGCCCACGCTCTCGCAAGCGCTTCCGTGTTAACCAGCTCGTTCTTCAGGTACAGAGTGCGCGCCCGAAACGGTGACACCGACCCGTCGGGGTTTCGGACACGAAGGGGTCCCTTGGTGACCTCGGCGACAGCCAGAACACCCTCCGCGTCATCGTCTATCGCGCGCACCACGACCCGGTTGTAGACGTCCTCGGCGGACATCATCGACCCGACGTGGACGAGCTCTTTCTCCCGAGTGAGCTCCGCGACGGGCTCCGGCCACGTATTCGGGCGGGCAGACAGCGCACCGTCCGCGGTCATGTGCGGTGCCGCGTCTAGGACGATGTCCAGCAGGTTGGTGATCGCCTCAAGCTTCTTCTCCGGGTGCATCACCGAACGAGGGATCGGCGCATCCGCGACCGTGCGGGACAACGGCAACCCGCTGACCCGCCCGATCTCGTCCCACACCGACAGAAGCGACTCCGGCGCTCGCGGAGCGTCGAACGTCTCCTTCGACGGCCCGTAGAGCAGCTCCCTCAGGTCAAGCTGCACCGTCGACCCCGTGGTGATCCACTCGCCACGAAACCGCATGATCTCGTCCCGCGCGTCGGGGACATCGACGATCTCGAACCACCCGTACTGGACGCGTTCCTCGAACGACCCGACGCGAATCACGCTGAACACCTGCAGCTGCGCACCGAACGGGGCGAGCGGGTCAGTGACCTCGGTGGGCGTCAGCGATGTCGCGAACTCGTCCGACCAGGTCACCGTGCACGATCCGGACTGCTGGATCTCCGCGTCCGCATCTTCATCGAACGACACGTCAGACAGGGGGATGTTTGCCTGTCGTCTATCGCCCGCGTAGTAGAGGTCGGCGGCCCAGACCGGGTCGAATGAGCCCGTGAGAACGCCAGCCACTTCCTGCGACCCGAACCGACTCATGTGGCCCTCCTATGCGGTTGCGAGGCCCGCCAGGGAATAGTCGCGGTCCTGGGCGGTGTAGGTCGCGTACGCGGCGTCGCGGTCGTCGTAGTCGGCGTACGCGGCGTCGAGGTCGTCGTATGTCAGCAGCGGCACCACGAGCCCGGGGTACGGCGGTTCTGCCTCATCGACGGTTGCAGCGACTCGCACCCACTCACCGCCGCGACGGATCGTCTTGTCCTGCACCGTCCATCCGTCGCTGGATGCGAAGAACGTGCGAGGCAACAGCACCGGCTCGCTCGTGCGAACACAGAGGATCCCGATCTGGTCTTCCTCGTAGTCACCGAGCATCGCTTCGAACCCAGCGATGTTCGCCATGCCGTCGATGTTGAGCACAAGGTCAGCGGCGACTATGCCGCGACGGCGTGACCCGAGACGTCTTCCGACGACGGCATCTTCCGCGTACACGAGCTCGCCGAGTGTGGGGCGTTGCAACTGCTGGAGCGACGCGTCGTCCATCTCCACGAGGATCCCCCGCGCGGGATCGAGCGGGTTATGGATCCATGTTCCTTCGACGTCGAGGGTGATGCTCTCCGGGTCGGTGTACCCAAGCTCTGCGTCGCCTGCGTCGTACTGCATGGCCCGGTATGTTGCGCTGCTCTGGAATGGGCATTCGAAGTCGAGGGCGGCGACGCCGGGTGCGATGTCTACACCACCGCGGACCAGCCATGTCCGGTTCTCCGCCTGACGGTAGATCCGCAGGCGGACGCAGTCCGGGTCGAGATCCCCTGGGTCGAAGAACACCTCGACCCAGGGGTTCCCGGTGACGTCCGGCGTCAGATTCGGTGCAGACAATGCGCTACCCCTTTCGGCGGCCGTTGGACAGCTTCACCTTGCGCTCCCGACCAGCCCGCTCAATGTGGATGTCGATGAGATCGCCGAGATTGACGCCATCAACCTTCTTGGTGACGATCACGGTGACCTCACCACCGCCGCTGTTGGCGCCCGCCTCGAACGCACGGTCGAGCCTGTTCTCATAGGAGGAGAGTGGCTCGACGACCTCGCGGCCACCGGGGTTGTCTCCGATGAGCGCCAGCGTTGGCCTGGAGGTGACGCCGCCCTGCGCCAGGCGAGGGAGACTGACGGTGGGGATCAGTGGCAGGGTGATTCCCACCGCTCCGGACACGTTATTGACCGCACCGATCATGCCGTTGATCAGATCGATGGCACCGTTTATTCCGGACTGGATCGCCCCAAGGACGCCGTTAAAGACGCCCCGCACAACGCTGGCGAGGCCACCCCACATGTTGTTCCAGGCGCTGCTGATCCAGTCGAGGCCATTGCCGATGCCATCCATGACCCAACCGATCGCGGTCTTGACGCCGCTCACGATGCCGTTCCAGATGCCGGTGACGACGCTCGAGATCGTGGACCAAACGGACTCCCAATTGGAGATCAGCCACACGAGACTGTTGACGAGCCACCCGACGAAACTGGTGTCCCAGAGGAACTTCAGTACCCCGATGAAGCCTTCCCACACCTCCCCGATCCAGGAAGCGAACCCCTCCCAGACGCCGTTCCACCATCCGATGAACCCGTCGATCACTTCGCCAATCCAGGCGATGAATCCGCCCCAGATCTCGCTGATCCATGCCACGACCGTGTCCCAGTTCAGGACGAGCAGGACGATCGCTGCGATGAGCGCGACGATCGCGATGATGATCCAGGTGATCGGGTTGGCGAGAAGCGCAGTGTTCATCGCCCACGTGGCGATCGTCACGCCGACGAACGCGAGAGTCAGTACGCCGAGTACAAGCGCGAAAGCTTGAACGGCCCACTGGTTCTCGGAGATCCAAGAACCGAACTGCTCGATGTACGGCATCACGAAAGCCAGGCCCTCGCCGACACTGTCGAACACCGCCGTCGCAAGCGGCTCGAGCGCGACCATGAGGGTGTTGACGGTCTGGGTCCACTGCTCGCCGAAGCTCTTCGTGTCCTCCGCGACGCCGAGGATGGTGTCACCAGTGGCGCCGGTGGCCGACATCAGATCCTCGACGTTCAAGACGCCGGACTGCAGGGCTCCGACGAACTGAGACGCACCGCGCGTGCCGAACACCTGACCTGCTAGGTCGAGCGCGGACGCTTCGTCTCCGGCGTCGATGAAGCCCTGTAGCTCGCCGATGACGCGCTCGTATGCCTCCGCCGGCTGCTCGCCATCCTTCGCGAGATTCACGAGGCTGCGGGACATCGACGACATGATCTGAGTCGAGTTGAGACCCGCCTTGTCGAAAGTACCAACGAGCGAAATCGCGTCCTCGAAACCGAACCCGAGCGCCTGCAGCGCGGGGGCGTTGGCCTGCGCGCCCGCGGCGAGCTCGTTCAGGCCGACACCGGTGGCCTGCGACACCTGAAACAGTGTGTCCATCGCTCCTGCGACGTCCTCACCCTCGATCTTGAAGGCGTTGAACGCTGCCGACGTCTGCGAGATGTCGACATCCTCGCCAAGCATCCGCGAGGCTTCGAGAACCTGTGACGCGACTGTCTCGAGGTCGTCCCCGGTCAGTCCTAGCCGCGTGTTCAGGTCGGCGACGGTGTTGCCGACATCCTCGAAGTTTGCCGGCACCTCTTTGCCTACTGCCTGAGCACTGTCGACGAGACCGTCCAGCGCGGCGCCCGTTGCGCCGGTGCCGGTCCGGATAGTGTCCTCGACCTTGTCGAAGGTCTCCCCGATGGCGAACAGGCCGGCGGCGGCGCCGATCCCCGCCGCGGCGATCCCAGCCGCAGCGACCCCAGCCCCCTTGCCGAACTTGCCGAGCTTCGAGTCAGCGTCCTTTGTGTCCGCGAGAACCTTGATCAGGTAGTCGACCGACGTAGTCATCGCTACCCCCTCCTGCGCGGGCGCGCGGCACGATGTGCCCGCTTCCGATTCGCTCTCTTGGATTCCTCAGCGGCCTTGTCGCACTGCATCGCGATGCCCTCCCAGTGGTGGTACTCGATCTGATCGAGCAGCACGGGAAGGGTGTATCCGGGCCAGAAGTGCGCGATGTTCAGGAAGCGCCGAGTGATCTGTTCCTCCAGCAGAGGTTCAGACGCCTCCAGCGGGTGATTCAGTCGCCCCGGGGCGGCCACTCCTCCGCCGCGGTTCCGTCGTCCGCTTCGGAATCGGGCAGGGGCGGCTGGGGAGGGTCCACGGGTTCGCTCGAGGCGTCACCCGCCCTCTCGTCGTCCTTGGTGGCGTGAGTGCTCCACGGCCACTCCGACATCGGGGTCTCCATGAGGAAGTCCCACGTCACCGGGCGTCCTGCGACCGCCACGGTCAGATACGCCGCGAGAAGAGCGCCGAGGAAGTCGGACTCTTGCACGGCGTCGCGGATCTGCGAGAGCTGCTTGTATTCGGTCTCGCGCTGCAGCCGGATGATCGCTGACGGGGGTGCCGTGTCGAGCCCCTTCAGGATGTGCGGCGTATTCGTCTCATCGTCATCGAACGTGAGGTAGGGCACTGGGGACTCTCCTATTTGGTCTTGGCCGCCTCGGCGACGGCCGCTTCGATCGCTGCCTCGATGCGGTTCCGCATCAGGTCACGGACTTCGTTTGTGGCGGGCTCAAAGAAGTAGGGATGACCGGACTGGTCTACCCACTCGGACGACCCGAACACGGGATGCCGGAACGTGGTTGCCTGCATGATGCGGGCAAGGTTGTACCCCCCGACCTTGGGTCCGGTGGTTTTGACGTCGATTCCTTGCCTGGTCTTCCCTGCGACGATGCGGGTCTTCAGCCCCTGCGCGATCCGATCACGCAGACCCGTGGAAGACCCGCCGCCCTCCCGAAGCTTGCGCTTCTGCGCCTGCGTTATCTCGTCACCCGACTGGCGCAGTTCACGGCGCAGCCGGGTGACGAGCTTCGGGTTGATCTCCTTCAGCGAGGAGAGCAGGCCGCGAAGATCAGGCTGCTCGATGTCGAACGAGATGTCCCCGTTCTTCGTCATCGGTCAGAGCGCCGAGTCGGCGGTGCGCACGGCGATGTAGAGCGCGTGCGCGGCGACGAGCCCGTCGAATCCGGTGAACTCAAGCGACTGAGTGATCACGTCGCCGCCGTTCGCCTTCGGTAGTTCACCCTCGAAGCGGATGTCGGGGATCACGACCTGCAGCACCGGCGGGTTGCCCGAAGTGATGTCGGTCGGCCCCTCGAACGTCGCGACGAGCGCCATCGAAGTCTGATTCTCGACAGCGTCGCGGAATGTCGTCGAGTCGTACTCAGCCGTCAGTGACCCGCTCACGGACGCGAGCCCCACGGCAGG